CGATGATCTACTGCGTCGTGCAGGGTCGCCGGATGCGCTCCTACAAGCCCAAATCCAGCGGCGCGCGCGTCGAGGCGCTCGACTGCGCCGTGTACGCCTACGCCGCCTTCGTGGGACGCGGCGGGCCGCAGGTGCTGACGACTCGGAGACCGGCCGCCGTGGCCGCCCCGGAGAGTGTTTTGAAAACGGAACCGACACCGGCCACGATTACGCCGCCGGAGTCGGTCGTGCCGCGAAGGCTGCCCCCAAGACGGGCAGGTCGCCCTGGCGGATGGGTAAACGGATGGCGCTGAGCGCCGAGGTGATAACGCATGGCTGACAAGAAGATTTCTCAACTCACGACGCTGGTGCAAGCCGACGTTGTGACGACCGCCGACTTCGTGCCGATCGTCGACACCTCTGCGGTGGAGACGAAGAAGGTGACGCCACAGGCCTTGGTGCAGGCTGGCGCAACCGGCGCAACCCTCGCCCTCGCTGACGGTGCCGCCGCAACCCCCTCGCTCACCAACACCGGCGACGAGAACACCGGCCTCTGGTTCCCCGCTGCGGACACGCTAGCCGCGTCGGTTGGCGGCGTTGAGGCCATGCGCCTCGACTCCTCCGGCAACCTCGGCATCGGGACGGCTGGGTCGACGGCTCGTGGCAACCTCGATGTCAGCAGCGCAAACAACGGCGCCAGCGTAACCCGTTCGATTCATCTCGGTTATTCGGCTTCGGATTTTTACGGGTATCGACTCACTAACACCAATACAGCCGGTAGTTTTGCCGCTGGCACTTTCTCAATTCAGCGAGGCACCACCGCTGCTTGGGTCGATGATTTCGTAATCGACAACAGCGGCAACCTCGGCATCGGGACGAGTTCGCCGGGTGCAAAGTTGGATGTTACTGGCAACATCCGCGCCCTTAACTCTGGCGCAAATTCGCAAGTCATTGCGACCGCGCCGACTGATTCCTTCTCTCCGTTCATTCGTTGGGGCGTTTCCGGCATCCGCGACTCGGGCATCTTGGGATACCCTGCGGGCGATGATGCGTTGGTGTATCGCAGCGGTGCAAACAGTTTCAGCACCGGCACGGAGCGGTTCCGCATCACCGCTGTTGGCAATGTGGTGGCAGGTGGTTCCGCTGCTCTCGCCACGAACGCGACCAACGGCTTCCTCTATGTCCCAACCTGCGCGGGTACGCCGACCGGAACGCCGACCGCCATCACGGGCATGGCACCCATCGTCGTAAACACAACCAACAACAAACTCTACTTCTACAGCGGCGGCGCTTGGCGCGATGCCGGGCCGTAACGGAGACGCACCATGACCACCCCTATCTGGCAGATTGACACGCTCAGCGTCTCCAACACCGGCGGCCTTGTCGATGTCGTCGTGACGGCGTTCTGGCGCGTCAACGCATCGGACGGCGAGCACACCGGCACCGCCTACGGTGGCGTGTCGCTTGAGCCGCCGACGCCGACAGCCTTCGCCGCCTTCGACTCGCTCACCGAGGCGCAGGTGCTCGGCTGGGTCAAGGCGAAGCTCGATGTCCCCGCAGTCGAAGCCGCGGCGCTTGCCAGCCTCGAAGCCCTGCGCAACCCGCCGACGCGCTACAAGCAGCCCGCGTGGAGCAATGCCGGCAACAACGGCAAGGCAAAGGGAAAGCAGAATGGCTAACGTCTTCCAGTCGGCCAACTACCCGACGACGGAGCCGACGCGGCTGCAGGCTGGCGATCGCTGGGCGTGGCGCCGCCCTGACCTCGTGGGCGACTACCCCGTCGCCGACTACGCGCTCTCGTATGTAGCGCGGCGCGAGGGCACCGGTGAGCGCATCGCCATCACCGCCGGCGAGAGCGCCGATGGCTACACCGTCGAAGTCGACTCCACGGTGACCGCCGACTATCTCGCGGGCCGCTACCACTGGACGGCCTACATCACGCGCACCAGTGACAGCGCCCGAGCGGAGATTGACTTCGGCGTTTTTGAAGTTAACGCCAACCGCGCGACTTCCACCGCCGATCCGCGGAGCGTCGTCCAGGCCATGCTCGACAACATCGAGACCTACCTGCGCGACCCGAACAACCTGAGCGCCGCCTCCTACAGCATCGCCGGTCGCAGCCTCTCGCGCTGGAACCGCGCCGACCTGCTGACCGAGCGCGACCGCCTCAAGGCCGAGGTCAACCGCGAGCGGCAGGCCGAGAAAATCCGCAACGGTCTCGGCACCAATCAGACGATCCGGGTGAGGTTCACGAAGTGAAATTGCTCGACTTCTTCAAGCGCCGCCCGCCGGCCAAGCCAACCCGCCGCCGCGGCTTTGAAGCCGCTAGCACCGGCCGCCTCTACTCCGACTGGCTGACGCTGCCGAAGTCCGCAGACTCCGACATCCGCTATACGCTCAAGGTCATCCGCGCGCGAAGCCGCGACCTCGTGCAGAACAACGACTATGCGCATCGCTACCTTGACCTTTTGCGCACGAACGTCATCGGCCCCCGCGGCATCATGCTGCAGGTGCGATCGCGCGAGCCCGATGGCCGTCTCGATCAAGTCGCGAACCAGATCCTCGAGGGCGCGTTCATGGCGTGGGGTCGCCCGGGCGTCTGCACCGTCGACGGGACGATGTCATGGGTGGACGCTCAGCGCCTTTTCATCGAAGCCGTCGCGCGCGATGGCGAGTGCTTCGTCCTCTTCGTCGAGGACAACGCCAACCCAAACCGCTTTCGGCTGCAGTTCATCGACGCGGACCTGATCGACCAGGAGAAGAACGACGTCCTCCAGAACGGCAACTTGATCCGCATGGGCGTCGAGGTCACGCCCGCCGGCAAGCCCGTCGCCTACTACGTCAAGACGCGGCACCCCGACGACTACCAGATGGGCACCGCATCCTCGGTGCGCGATGAACGCATCCCGGCCGATCGCATGATTCACGCCTTCCGCCGTGATCGCGTCGGGCAGACGCGCGGGGTGCCTTGGACGGTGACCGCCATGACGCGCCTCAAGATGCTCGGCGGGTACGAGGAGGCCGAGCTCGTCGCCGCCCGCATCTCAGCGTCGAAGATGGGATTCTTCACGAGCGAGTCCGGCGACGACTACCAGGGCGATGGCGAGGGCGCAGACGGGCGCATCAGCATCGACATCCAGCCGGGCAGCTTCGAGCAGCTCCCCGCCGGCACCGACTTCAAGCCCTTCGACCCGCAGCATCCGTCGACCGCGTTTCGCGATTTCGAAAAGGCCATGCTCCGCGGCATCGCCTCCGGCTTGGGGGTCTCGTACATCTCGCTCAGCAATGACCTCGAGTCGGTCTCCTACTCGTCCATCCGGCAGGGGCTTCTCGAGGAGCGCGACTACTGGCGAACAGTGCAGTTCTGGGTCATCCAGCACTTCTGCGAGCCGGTGTTCGAGCGCTGGCTGCGGCAGACCCTCGACGCTGGGGTGACGACGCTGCCGGCGGCAAAGTACTTCAAGTTCAACGCGTCGCAGTGGGTGCCGCGCGGCTGGCAGTGGGTCGACCCGCGCAACGAAGCCGAGGCGCAGATCGTCGCCATCAACAACGGCCTCATGACCCGCACCCAAGCCCTCGCCGAGCGCGGCCTCGACATCGAGGATGTCTTGCGCGAACGGCAGGGCGAGGATGAAATGCTCGCCGAGTTCGGCATCGTGCTGCCCGGCGGGACGAATCCCAATGTCCCCGCCCAGCCCGTGCCGCCTGGGGGTGAGTGATGGCTGGCGTCCACAACTTCCTCTGCGAGCAGGGCGCGACCTTCAGCCGCGTCGTGAGCTATCAGGGCAGCGAGGGCGCTCCGGTCAACCTCAGCGGCTACACCGCGCGGATGCAGGTTCGCGCAACCGCTGAGGACGGCGCCGTCCTGCTCTCCCTCACGACCGAGAACGGCGGCATCACGCTCGGCACCACCGCCGGCACCGTGACGCTGCTCGCGACCGCCACCCAGACTGCGGCGATGCCAGCCGGCGAGCTCGTCTATGACATCGAGCTCGTCGCGGGCGCCGTCGTGACTCGACTCCTTCAGGGCTGCTTCGTGGTCGATGCGGAGGTCACTCGGTGAGCCTTGATCGCGTCATCGTCGAGGAAGTGCTGCAGACCGTGGTCGTCGAGGAGACCGCGACGACCGTCATCGTCCGCGCGCCGGGGCCTGCTCCGGCGGGATCTGGCGCGGGCTCTGTTACCAGCGTCGCCGCATCGGGCGGCACGACCGGCCTTTCGTTCACCGGGAGTCCCATCACCTCGAGCGGCACCCTGACGCTTGCAGGGACGCTCGCTGTAGCCTCGGGCGGCACGGGCGGCACCGATGCTGCTACCGCGCGCGGGAACCTCTCTGCGGCCGCCTCCGGCACGAATAGCGACATCACGAGCATGGCCGGGGTGACGGGCGGCATCGCTTCGCCCGACTTCATCACTTTCGACACCGGCGCGACGACCTCGGCGGCGGTTGGCCGGCTGCGGTGGGATTCGCCGAACGGCACGGCCCGCCTCGGGATGGTTGGCGGCAACGTCGAGGCGCATCTCGGGCAGACCATCGACGCGCTGGTGCACAACGCCGAGGCGACGAGCCTGAGCAAAGGCGAGGTCGTCTACCTGTTCTCGGCGACCGGCGATCGCGCCTCGGTCAAGCGCGCCATCAACACCAGCAACGCCGCCTCTGCCAAGACCATCGGCGTGGTCGCTGAAACAATCGCCGCCGGTCAGAATGGCCTCATCCGCTGCCAAGGCGTGCTCGAGGGGCTCAACCTCGGCGCATTCACGGCGGGCGATACGCTCTACCTGGGCGCGACGGCTGGCACGACGACCGCGACCAAGCCAGTCGCCCCGAATCATCTTGTCTATGTCGGCGTGGTCGAGCGCGCAAACGCCGGCAACGGGTTACTCTACGTCCGAATCCAGAACGGCTACGAGCTCGGCGAGCTGCACGACGTGCTCATCACAAGCCCGGGCGCGGGTGCGGTGCTGTCCTACGACGCCACCGCGGATCTCTGGAAGGACGCCACCATCGCAGGCGGCGCCGGCATCACGGTCACCAACGCCGACTCAGCGGTGACGGTTGCGACCTCGGGCGCGGTGACGAGTTCGGGCTTCACGATGACGACGGCGCGGCTCTTGGGGCGCACGACGGCGAGCGCCGGCGCAATCGAGCAGATCACGGTCGGCTCGGGTCTCTCGCTCTCCGCCGGCACGCTGACGGCGACGGGCGGCGGGTCGGGAACGGTGACCTCGGTCGATGTCTCTGGCGGCACAACGGGCCTCACGACCTCAGGCGGCCCCGTCACTGGCGCAGGCACGATTACCCTGGCCGGCACGCTCGCCGTCGCCAACGGCGGCACCGGTGCGACCACGCTCACTGGCGTCCTCAAGGGCAACGGCACCAGCGCCTTCTCGGCTGCCACCGCCGGCACGGACTTCCTCGCGCCCTTCGGCTCGCAGACTCAAGCCCATGTCTACGCCGCGCCGTCGGGATCTGCGGGGACGCCATCCTTTCGCGCCCTGATCGCTACCGACATCCCGACGCTGAACCAGAACACGACCGGCACCGCGGCGAACGTCACGGGCACGGTGGCCGTCGCCAACGGCGGCACCGGCGCGACGGACGCGGTGACGGCGCGGTCGAACCTAACGGCGCAGAAGACCATCACATCCGGCACCGCCGCGCCTTCGGGCGGGTCGGACGGCGACATTTACCTGCAGTACACCTGAGGCTGACGCATGGCCGATAACGTAACGCTCCCCGGCACTGGCGAAATTGTCGCCACCGACGACATCGGCGGTGTGCAGTACCAGCAGATGAAGCTGGTCGACTCCACGCCGAACTCGACGACCCCAGTCGGAACCGCCAGCAACCCGCTGCCGGTAAACGCTTCCTATGG